TTTGGGCGAGCCAATGGAGGCCCAGCTGCTGTACGACAGCGACGCCCCTGCCAGCCAGCTGCGGGCGGTGTTCCCCGCGGAGAAGCTGTGGGAGGACTTGGCGGTGGTGCGGGTGTTCCACCAGGGGCAGGTGGCCTTTGGGGGCATTGTGGACGAGCAGAACACCGCCCTCTCTGGGGAGGGCTTTACGGTGGAGCTCATCGCCCGCAGCTGGGAGGCGCTGCTCCTGGACAACGAGGCCCGGCCCGCCGTACTGCGCAGCCCCTCTTTGGGCCTTTTGTGGGAGCGGTACTTCCAGCCCCTGGGCCTGACCTCTGTGGTGGGGGACCAGTCCCCCAAGGCCGGGGAGCTGGCGGTGGAAAAGGGCACCAGCTGCTGGGAGCTGCTGGAAAGCTTCTGCCGGGACTACCTGGGCACAGCGCCCTGGGTGGACGGCAAGGGGACCCTCCACTGCGAGGGTCCCCAGGAAACCAAGGTGATAGCCGGCCGGGTGCTCTCGGCGGAGCTCTCCCGGCTGCCCTGCAAGCAGTTGAGCGCCGTGTGGCAGCAGAGCTTCCGGGGCACCTACGACACGCCCTTCCGGGGCGCGGCGGGGGTAAAGCGCCAGCGCTATGTGAGCATGGAGGACGGCCGGGACCCCCGGGCGCTGCTCCGCCAGGGGGAGCGGGAGAGCTGGCTCCTCTCGGTGGAGTGCCAGGGCAACAGCTGGCCCGGCCCCGGGGCGCTGGTCACAGTGGAAACGCCCCGCCTGGGCCGGTTTGAGGACTGCCCCCTGCGCCAGGCCCGGTACATCCGGGACAGCCGGGGCGAGCGGACGCGGTTTGTGCTGGAAAGGGGGAAGGCTGTATGTGGCTGACAAAACGGGGGGATACTACCAGTGGGGCCAAGCTGCGCCGGGGGCAGGTTTCCGGCGCGGGCCAGGGGATGACCATCCAGGGGGAAAGCGAGTACCGCTCCCCGGAGCTGCTGTTCCCCTATGGCTACTCCAGCGCCGCCCAGGAAGGGGACAGGGCCGTGATGCTGGACGGCGTCTGCGCGGGGATTGCCGCGGCCCCGGACGGCCAGCTCTCCCAGGGGGAGGTGCGGCTCTACTCTGCGGGCGGCGCGGAAATTCTGCTGAAAAACACCGGGGAAGTGGTCATCAACGGCCAGAGCTTCCCGGCGAAATCATCGTAAAGGGGGCGAGGCAATGGATTTGAAATGGGAGCCCGGCGGCGTTGCGCTGGGCCCAGGGGGGCTTCCCCAGCAGGTGGCGGGGTTGGAGGAGCTGCTGCAAAACATCCGCCTGCGCCTGTGCCTGCCCCGGGGGAGCTTGCCCTACGGCCCCCTGCTGGGCAGCGGCTTGCCCCAGCTGGACCCGGGGGAGGAGAACAGCTTGCAGCGGGCCTGGGCCCTGGCCGGGGAGGCGCTGCTGGGCTGCCCCGGCGTGCGGGTGACCCAGGTGGAATACCACAGCGGCACGGGCCTGTGGCAGGTTTGGGTGGAAACGCCCTTGGGCGCGGGGCAGGTGGCTGTCCCGGGAAAGGAGGAAACAGATGGATAGCTTTGAGCAAATCCTCCAGCGGATGGAGGCGGAGTACGAGGAGAAAAGCGGCGGCAAGGTGGAGGACGTCTCCGAGGTGGGGCTGCGGCTGCGGGTGCTGGCCGGGGAGCTCCACCGCTTAGGGGCTTCTCTGGACTGGCTGGAGCGCCAGGCCTTCCCCCAGACGGCCACCGGGGCCCAGCTGGACCTGCACGGCGCCCAGCGGGGCGTGGCCAGGCGGGCGGCTTCCCACGCCACCGGGACGGTGTCCTTCTCCCGGTACCTGCCCCTCTCCTTTGACTTGGTGGTGCCCCAGGGCACGGTGTGCGCCACCTCGGGGGAGCCTGTGGTGGAGTATGAGACCACCCAGGACGCCGTGCTGGAGGCCGGCGACTTGACGGTGAACGTGCCGGTGCGGGCGGTGGTGGCCGGGGCCGCCGGAAACGCCGCGGCGGGCTATGTGACCACCTTGGTCAGCGCGCCTACGGGCATCAACTACGCCTCCAACCAGGAGGCCATCACCGGCGGCCGTGACCCCGAGGAGGACGACACCTACCGCCGGCGGGTGCTGGATTCCATCGTCCGCGGGGGCAGCGGCGCCAACGCCGGCTATTACCAGGAGATTGCCCTGGCCCAGCCGGGCGTCACCTTGGCCCAGGCAGTGCCCCGGGCTGGGGGCGCGGGGACGGTGACAGTCTACCTGTGGGGAGAGGGCGCCGCCCCCAGCGGGGAGGTTATCGCCGCGGTGCAAGCGGAGCTGGAGGCCCAGCGGGAAATCGGCGTCACGGTGACGGTGACTGCCGCCCAGGTGCTGAATCTGCCCATTCCCGTAAAGGTGAAGCTCCCCAGCGAGGTGGATTTCACCTGGGCCACCGCCCAAGTGCAGCAGGCCGTCACTGCCTATTTTGACACCTTGGGCATCGGGGAGGCCTACCTGCTGACGGACATCACCCGGGCGGTGCTGGAGGCAGTCCCCGCGGAGAAGGTGGAGTTTGGCGCGGGCTTGGTGGAAATCTCCCCCATGAACGGCACCTTAATCCGGCCCACCAGCGTCACGGTGGAGGCGCTGTCATGAGGGCCCGGGCGCACATGGCCCAGGTGCTGGAGGGCACCGGCCTGTACAGCCTGACGGGCTCCACCCCGGTGGATTGGGAGCTGGACGCCTACAGCGCGGGCTTTGCCCCCCTGGAGGCGGCTTTTGACAAGCTGCTGGCGGATTTGTTCGCCGCCACCGCCACCCGGGAGAGGCTGGCCCAGTGGGAGGCACTGTTCCGGCCCCAGCCCTCCACCGCACCGGTGGAGGACTGCCGGGACACCGTGGCCAGCCGCATGGCCGCCCGCCCCGGGGATTTCACGTGGGCGGGCACCCAGAGGCTCCTGCCCGGAGCGGGGGTGCGGGGCCTGGTGCTGGAGGACGGCGAAGGCGGGCTGAAAGTCCTGCTGGGCAGGCTGCTGGGAATCACCCAGGCGGAGGCTGCCCGGGAGCTGGACCAGCTGCTCCCCGCCCACCTGGCTTGGGCCTGGGACACCGCCGTCACCTGGGTGGCGTTGGACGCCTATCCCAGAAGTTTTGAGGCCTGGGACGATTTGGGCCTCACCTGGGCCCAGCTGGACGGCGTCTCCCGGCAAGACTTGGAAAACGGCTTTGAGGAGGTATAAAGATGGCGGCAAGCAGTACATCCACGGTGCTGGGCCTTTCCCTGTGGGCCCAGACAGACTGCCCCGAGTGGGCGGACTTTTTGCAGGACAACCAAAAGCTGGAGCAGCTGGCGGGTGGCCACATCTCCAACAGCGGGCTGCACCTTGCGGAGGAGGAAAAGCAGTTCCTCGCCCAGCGGGGGACGGTGCTCACCTACACCGGCACGGGCAGCGGGGCGGCCAGTGTGACGCTGCCCTTTTCCCCCAGGAAGATAACGGTGTTCGCCCAGGGGAAGCCCCTCATGGCCCCCCGGGCCGACGGCGGCTGGGACGTGTTCTCCCAGGTGTGGCTCCAGGGGGAGGAAAGTCCCTACGGCACGGGAGGCATCTCCCTGGTGGCGGACACCTTGGCGGCCCAGTTCAGTGAGGGCGCTTTCTCGGGGGAGGCGGGGCTGTACCACGCCCTCAACCGCAGCGGCGTCACCTATGTGGTGGAGCTGGAGCCATAAAGGGTTTGACGCCGGCGGGATTCTGTACTATCATAAGGGCAGCACTTTCCAAGGGAGGACAACGCCATGTATGAAAACGAAACGCGGCCCCAGCGGGCTTTGCTTGTTTCCCTGGACACCGGGGAGTACGACGCGGAGGTGTCTTTGGGGGAGCTGGAGGAGCTGGCCCACACCGCCGGTGCGGAGCCTGTCCTCACCTTGACCCAGAAGCGCCCCGCCCCAGATACCGCCACCTGCATCGGCTCCGGCATGGTGGAGCAGGCGGCCCAGCTCTGCCAGCAGGAGGAGATAGACCTGCTCATCTTCGACCGGGAGCTGACCCCCACCCAAATCCGCAACCTGGAAAAGGCCTGCGGCGTCCAGGTGATTGACCGCACCACCTTGATTCTGGATATCTTCGCCCAGCGGGCCCGCAGCAAAGAGGGCAAGCTGCAAGTGGAGCTGGCCCAGCTGAAATACCTGCTGCCCCGGCTGGGCGGCCAGGGCACATCCCTTTCCCGGCTGGGCGGCGGCATCGGCACCCGGGGCCCCGGCGAGACGAAGCTGGAGACGGACAGGCGCCACATCCGGCGGCGCATCAGCTCCCTGAAGGAGCAGCTGCGGGACGTGGAGGCCGCCCGGGGGCTCATCAACCGGCGGCGGGAAAAGGACGGCACCGTCACCGTGGCCTTGGTGGGCTACACCAACGCCGGCAAAAGCACCTTGATGAACCAGCTCACCCAGGCGGGGGTGCTGGCCGAGGACAAGCTTTTCGCCACACTGGACCCCACCGCCCGGGCCTTAAAGCTGCCCTGCGGCAAAACGGTGATGCTCATCGACACGGTGGGCCTTATCCGGCGGCTGCCCCACCATTTGGTGGAGGCCTTTAAGTCCACCTTGGAGCAGGCTGCCACCGCGGACATCCTCCTAAATGTCTGCGACGCCTCCAGCGGGGAGGCCCGGGACCACCTGGAGGTGACCAACACGCTGCTCAACGAGCTGGGCGCGGCGGGGCACCCCATCATCCCGGTGCTGAACAAGTGGGACGCCGTGGAGGACCCGGAGCTGGCCCCCCGCCTGCCTGGGGCGGTGCGCATCAGCGCGCTGCACGGCGACGGCATCCCAGAGCTGGAGGACAACCTGCCGGAAAAGACCTTCCCGGTGGAGCTGCTGCTGCCCTTCTCCAAAACGGGCTTGGCGGCCAAGCTCCGGGAGGAGGGCGCCGTCACCAGCGAGGAGTACGTCCCCGAGGGCCTGCGGGTGTCCGCCCAGGTGGACCAGCGGCTCTACGCCCTGGTCAAGGAGTTCGAAATCCAGTAAAAACGCAATCCCCCAGCGGAGCTTTCCGTTGGGGGATTTTTTCTAGGCAAGTTTCTTTTTCATAAGGAAGGGTATCAGCGGGCGTCCTCCGCGTGAATGTGAGCCAGGTCTATGCCCTGCTCAATGGACGCTTCCGCCACGGCTTCGGCGAAAGCTTGGGCGTCCCCTGTCGTGGAAAAGCCCCACGGGGCCGGGGTGGCTTGTACGGAGACGGTGTATCCCGGCTGTTGAATGTACACGTATTGGTTGTTATAGTCTCCCAGGTCGTACTTCACCCTTTCTCCGGAGCCGTCGCTTTCCTCCCAGCTGTACTCCTCCAAATACTGGGTCGCGTACACGCCCACGCCGTCAATTTGGTTGTTGGGCTGGTCTAAGAAGAAGGTTGTGGCGTACTGGGGCCAGCTCCAGGGCAGGTCCCCGGCGGTGAGGGTGATGGCAAAAGCGGAATCGCTGTCTTTTTGGTCTGGCAGGTTTCCATGAATCCACACTTGCAGCAGCTCCCCTTGGGAGGTAAACAGGGCCGTGCCTTGCAAAAGATATTCATCTGCCCAGGGCAGCTGGCCGCCCCAAATCTGGGCGAGTTCTTCCTCGTCCATAGGACGGCTCACAAAGTCATCCGGGATGGGGTTTGCTTCCAGGTTCTGCCGATGAAACTCGAAAAACTCATCACAGTAAGGTTCTAGGGTGTTGGTGGTAAAGGTAAGCCCCTTAGAATCCCCCGCGGCCAGGGCGTTTAAGGACACGCCCTCTTGGATGTACTGGCCTACGGCGCGCGCCACCAGGTCTTCCGCATCGTACTTGGTGGAACAGCCCCACTCCCCCTGTGCGACGGAAACCGCCACGCCCACCGGCGCCTCCCCCGCGGTGAGGAAGGCTGCGCTGTACCAGGTGACAGGCAGCTCCTGCCCCCGGGTGCTCTCCAGGGCGGCGGCGTATACACCCACGCCCTGCACCTGGTTGTTGGGCTCCTCTAAGAAGGACACCCGGTCCAGGGCGTCGCTGACGGCCGGCCCATCAGGCACCAGGTGCACCGAGAAGCACTCCAGGCCCTGGCTTTGGGCCTCCGCGCTTGCGTAGCCCCGCACGGTGGCCCGGATGACTTCCCCGGTCCCGTTGGTGGCCACCTGCCCAGTGAGGATGGGCACCTCTTGAAGGTCCCGCAGCTCCTGCCCCCAGAGGGCGTCCAGCTCGGCTTGGGTCATCTCCCGTGTGGCAGAGCCCTCCGGCGCATCCCAGCCCGTGGAGAGCTCCGGCCCCGGGTTCTCCGCAAAGGTCAGGGTGGGGGAGGCGGTATCGTACGTAAGGCGGCTTAAATCCACCCCATCCCGCACCAGGTTCCGCATGG